AAGGAGGGGGACAGATAAAACAATTGGGTTCGGCATTGACATTGCCAAACTTGTTTTACCCGCACCTGCTTGTCCGTAGACAAGCAACTTAACACCGTTGGCTGCAAGGCCGCTAGTACGCTTTAATGAAATAGCCATTTGGCTCTCCTTTTTTACAACCTTCTGAAAATCAGTTCGTTGCATGGCTGTATCTTAGCATACAATATGGCGCATAAGCAAACTATTTTTAACTTTTTTTAAAGGAAACGTAATGACACTAGACGAAATGCGAAAAATTTTGAAAGACAGGAACCTTAAGGCCGTAGCCTTAGCTACTGGCTTGAATCCGCACACTCTATATAGACTAGTAAACGGCGATGCAACGCCCCACAACGCTACACAGCAGATCATTGCAATTTATTTAAGGGCGACACATGGCTGATCCTTTTAAAATTTTAGAACCAACTTGCATTAGCTTTAGCGGTGGCAGGACTAGCGCATATATGCTTTGGCGCGTATTGCAAAGTAACAACGGTCTGCCAGATGATGCAAAGGTGTGTTTTGCTAACACTGGCAAAGAAGATGAGGCAACTTTGCGCTTTGTTCGTGATGTAGAAAAACATTGGAATGTGCCTATTGTTTGGCTTGAGTTCACAAAAAAGCAGCCTAAGTTCAAGGTAGTTAGCTATGAAACAGCCAGTAGAAATGGTGAGCCATTTGCTGAAATCATTGAAAGTAAACAGTTTTTACCAAATGCTGTTATGCGGTTTTGCACTGGAGAATTAAAAATTTTGACAATTGAACGTTATTACAAGTCTATTGGCATTACTGACTTTGAAACAATGGTAGGGATTCGCGCAGATGAACCAAAACGCATAGTAAAAATGCGTGAAACAAAGCTATTGCCATTGGTTGACGATAAGGTTACACAATCAGACGTTCAATCTTTTTGGAAGGCTAACAATTTTGATCTTCAAATTAACTTTTATGACGGAGTGACGGCATTAGGAAACTGTGATTTGTGTTTTATGAAGCCAATGAAACAGATTGCATCTATGATTGCAGACAAGCCAGAAAGGGCTGTTTGGTGGGCTAATCAAGAAAAATTTATAAGTGGAAAATTTAGCAAAGACCGCCCAAACTACGCATCAATGCTGCAATACAGCAAAGATCAAATTGATATGTTTAACAAAGATGAAGAAGCAATTAGCTGCTTCTGTGGAGATTAATAAATGGCTGATTTGACATCTATATTGGGTGCATGGGCACCAACGGTAAAACACATTGACACACCAGATACGCAGTTGCGCGATGCAATGCTAATGGCAGGACTTACACCTCCTGCCGATGGTTTTGTTTTTGACGGCAAGATTCACCGATTTAATAGCGGCACAAAGGGCGAAGGCGGTCACAATAAGCCAGGCTGGTATGTCATGTTTGATGATGGCTTTCCCGCGGGGAGGTTTGGCTGTTGGCGTAGTGGCGTAGAGTTAACTTTCCGCGCAGACGTTGGCCGCACTATCACGGTGGCCGAAGAAATGGCATATACACGGCGCATGGCAGATGCAAAACAAACACGGGACGCAGAGCAAACCAAAACCCGCGAAGTAGCCGCAAACACGGTAGAGATTATTTGGCAAGGTGGCAGCGCAGCAAGCCCAGAACACCCCTACCTAACGCGCAAAGGCATACAGCCACACAATGCAAGGGTAACGGGCGATGGCCGCTTAATGGTGCCTTTGTACAGCGCAGACGGGCAACTATCCAGCATCCAATACATAGCGGGTGATGGTGATAAAAAATACCACCCAGGCGGCGCTACTGGCGGTATGTTTTGCATGATTGGCACCATTGCAAAAACCATGTATGTCTGCGAAGGTTTTGCAACTAGCGCAACGGTGCACGAAGTAAGTGGCGAAGCTTGTGCCGTGGCTTACAGCGCCAGCAATTTAGTACCAGTTGTGAAGGCGCTAAAAGAGCAAAACCCCAATGTTGATATTTGCATAGTTGCCGACAATGATGCAAGCGGCGTAGGTCAGCGGTACGCAGAGCAGGCTTGTGCCAAATATGGTGTACGCATGGTAATGCCGAACATACAAGGCGATGCTAATGACTATGCACAAGCGGGTAATGATTTAATAGCCTTGTTAGAGCCAAAAGCAGACATTGGCTACCTAATTCATGCCGATGGTTTTTGCGAGCAGCCAGCACCTATTAAATGGCTTGTAAAAGGATGGATACAGGATGTGGCTTTGTGCATGGTGCATGGGCCAAGCGGCGGCGGTAAAACCTTTGTTGTTTTGGATTGGATGCTACACATTGCAGCAGGTAAACCAACATGGCAAGGTAGCAAAGTCAGAGCGGGCCAGATGGTGTATTTAGCGGGTGAAGGTCATCACGGTTTACGCTCTCGCATAGCAGCTTGGAAGCACCATAACCAAGTGCAAAGTGTAAATATGTGGGTAAGCAAGGCAGGATGCGATTTGAATACGCCAGAAGGTTATTTGAAAGTGGTTGCAGCTATCAGAGTATTGAACATTGCACCCACTGTTATTACGGTTGATACATTGCACCGATTTATGGCTGGAGACGAAAATTCAAGCCAAGATGCAAAAACCATGCTTGATGCGTGCGCGGGTTTGATGGCAGAATTTAATTGCAGCGTAATATTGGTACATCACACTGGCGTATCTGAAGAAGCGCAGCATAGAGCGCGTGGGTCTAGCGCATGGCGTGGTGCATTGGACATCGAGATTAGCGTCATACCCGCTAAGGGTGACAAGTCAATTGAGATTGTGCAGCGTAAAAGCAAAGATGCAGAAATGGCGCAAACCGTCTTTGTTGACCTTGAATCAGTAGCTATACCGAATTGGTTTGACGAAGACGGAGAACCCGTTACAAGCGCGGTAGTTGTAGCTGGTACAGCGCCAGTTGCTAAGTCTACGTCTACTGGCACAGGGTTTTCATCGTTTGAACGTGCTTGGTTTGATAGTGGCGCAGAAGTGCGTAACGGTGCACCTTACCTGACCAGATCGGCTTTAGTGACCTATGGAAGCAAAAACGGATTAGAAGGCACACAAACCAAGCGCATAACCAATGCCATAAAACCAGATTTGATAAGCGGGTCGTACATTGCGCCATTAATTAAGGCAGGATTGATTGAACCGCATGAATTTGGTTGGATTGTTACCGATGCGGTACAAATTTCTGCAATGATGTTAAATAAATAGTGCAATACAGTTTAAGACTGTGTTACCATCTGTTGTATGAACACTAAAATTGTTAAACTAAAAACCAAGCTTAAAGCTGCAAAGTTAGAGCTTGTAATCCGCACACGTACGCGCAACCTTGCAGATCGCGCTTACAACAATTTAACTGCAAAAATTTACAAGCTGGAGAAACAACTTGAAACCTATTACATGGCGTGAGTTTCAAAAAAACATCGCAAAATTTACCGAGCATCAGCTAAAGGAGATGCTAGAGCATGAGATGAAAAAATGGAAACGTATTGCATTTGCAGAACGCATACATCAACGACTTTGCGCAATGCGCATGAGTAGAGAACGAATTGAAATATTAAGAGAATTGTCAAAATGAGAAGTAATTTGATGGAGCCGATTGTTATGACTGAACGTGACAAGTTGGCAATTGAAGCCGTGATTGAGTTGTTACCACGTTATGCAAAACGGTTTGATTTTGACCTTGTAGCTATAGCGTATGCAATGGCAGATGAAACATTAACTGAGATTGAAAGGACTAAAAAATGAACTCTGCAAATGATGATTTTTATGAAGGTATGCCCATGACAATCGGTGATTGGTTTTTTGGTCTATATGTAAGCGCGGGCGCGTTCAGTGCGCTGGTGATCGCACTGGCGGTTACGCTATGAGCGAAATACCGAAACTCGGGTGTGTGAACCATGACTGCGACAAGTGCCAAGCACTTGAGCAGCCAGCCGATGAACCAGTGGCCTATCATGGGTGGATTTTGCGTGATGTGCTATTTGACAGCGGAGAACCTGTTGGGCATCGTGAACCACAGCCGCCCCATAAATGGGTTGGACTGACGGAAAGCGAAACGATGGAAGTTGCTAATAACGCAAACACTTACATTGAGTGCGTTCGGATGACTTCCGCAAAGCTAAAGGAAAAAAACGCATGAAAATAGAGTTCAGATATGGCGCAGCATGGCCTTGTTTAATTTTTGGCTACATAGGCCACGGCGAATTCGTATTGCAGATATGGGTGATAGCCTTAATCTTAAAGTTCGGCGAATCCACCCGCGTGGATGAAACTGAAAAGGAAGCAAGAAAGCAATGTTAGAAATCAACATTAACACGGAAGGCCCATGCGCTAAAGCATTTTATTGCATAGCACCGTTGGGACGTAATCAAAAAAATGCAGCAAGGGGCAAAGAACTGTTTATCGCTGACGGACGGGTATTCATTCAAGTAAAAATTGCAATGCCCACATTAGCAGAAGATCAGCGCGAGTACCGCAAAGCCATTGACATGAAAAAAACCTACTTCATGGATGTCATAACTGGCACGCTGTATTTTGATAATGGACGCTGTATGGCAACCGCGCAGATCAAGCCGCGTCAGTTTGTCCGAGATGACAAGCTAGGGGTCAAAATTTTGTCAAGAAGGAGTACCGCATGAGCAATTTAACTAAACAAGTGGGTGGCACCCATTACAAAAATATGGTTATTCAACCGATTGAATACATTGTTAAAAACAACATACCATATATTGAGGGCAATGTAATTAAATACATTAGCCGATGGAAACAAAAAAATGGTGTGGATGACTTGCGTAAAGCCCGGCACTACATTGATATGTTAATTGAAATGGAATCAAAATGTACGGTTCAAATCGCCCGTTAATTTTTTGCGCTAGATGCGAAACAAAAAGAGTACCAGAGGGTGGTATTTTTACCAGCCCTAGAAAATGGATATGTGCAACTTGCTGGAGAAAAAAATGAGAAAACGCCCATCATCACTGTATAGCCTTATGGATGAGTTAATGGCTAGTGCCACTGAACCAATGCCAAAAACCAAGCAGCGTTATCAGCTAACTCAAATGTATGAAGGCTTACGCGCTATGGAAGTAGCACCAGAGCCAACTGCAGACGACTGGCGCGTGGTATCGGATGCCGTTAATTTGATGGAGACACTAATTTATGAAATGAAAATTTGCGAAGATGCAAACGGACTGCTAAAGGACGCTATGAAGGCATTAGAAGCCGCTGGAAACAGTTCTGTTAATGGCAAAGGTATTCGCATGGATTCCAATGGAATAACGGCTGTACGGTCGATTCTTGAGGACTACGCCAGCATTATTGATACCTTGCCACATCGCACAATGGTGAATTGCCATAGGTTAACTGAAAAGCGCCTATGGGCAATTATTGAAGGCAAGCGTAAGCCCCACGACATACATATTTCTAAGCAACTAGCCCAGTCAAATAAATAGTTTTACCTTCTTTTTTCATAGCGGTAAGTGCATGGTTTTTCAGATTGTTAAAATCATACGAAACGTGCACCCACCCGCTGTCAGGTTGCCCCATTGTGTAGAATTCTAAAATTACTTGCGTGAACTTTAGGTTGTCTTGTATCCACTTAGCCAGATCATAATTAGTTACGCCTGGTACTTCAATGTCTGCCGCAAAGCCCTGCATATGGTCTGACGTTTTAGCGCCACCCACAGCAGCATTAACCACATTACTGCGGAAGCCACTTGATACCTTTACTGGTGTACCGTAATGCTCTCGAATTGGTTGCAATACATGCGTTACTAAGGCATGCAAGTTATTAATCACGCCTTGTGATGGTGTATTGTCTAAGCCAAGACGCAAAGCTGCATCACTTTTAACCAATTCCAACAGCGTAAAATTTTCACTAAGTTTCATTTTTTTGACCTCATATCTGCTAATTTTTCTACTGTGCGGCCACCAAAGTAAGCCAAGAAAATAATCTGTCCCCATTGCCCTAACAACTGCACGTATGATTCTTGCGCGTTATAGCCAAAAGCTGACATGCAAGTAAACAAAAAATATGCCGCAAAAATAGCTATAAGCGCCATAGGCCGTATGTTTTTAGATAGCCAACTGTCGCTAGACATATCGGCCTGCCAACGGCTTGTTACCGCCACATGCTCTAACTCAAATAGCTTGGTGTCGTTAGCCATTTTTGCCAATTCACCATCATTAGCCATAGTTGCCAATTGCATCTGTGCTTTGGCTTTGGCTTCTGGGTCTGGTATTAGCTTATCAATTAGCTTACCACCAACATTTAAAAGTGCGTCAAGTCCAAACATATAAATCCTTTAAGTTGATGCCTTCAGGCCGTAAAAACGCAGGGTGTCTAATATCTCGCCTTTGAGTTGCAAGCGCCGCAAAGCGTCAACCAAGCGAGCGTGAATATCGCTGCGTTTGGCTTTTTTCGATGTGCCAAAACCGTAGGTAATTTGCTTAATATCGCCAGCCAGCTTCGGCCCCACAATCGAGTGCCGCTTGAGTAGAGCCAAGCCCACATCCTTGTTAACTACTACGGCACCAGTCTTGCCGTACTTGCCGATGATCAATTGATGGAAACTCTCCACAATGCTAGGCTCAATGATTAAGCTGGTCGGCTCATAGCCAGCTACAGCACGTTGGCTTACTAATTCCTGCGCAACAATAGACGTACCACTCGGGCCGTAAGCGCCGATAATCATGTTGTCAAGGCTTTGCAAACCAGAATATGCCCAAGGGTTGCGGGACGTTACAAAGAAGCTGTAAGAGGTATTAACAATGCTTGGTGACAAGTAAAAGAACTCTCTACGCTCTGGCACTTCAAGCAAGATGCTGAAAATCACATCAGCGTTACCGTCTACGGCTTGCTTGTACGCTTCTTTCCACGGCAATAAATCAAACTTGCATTGCAGTTGCGCTTCATCGCATAACTTGCGCATAACTGAATACATCGGCCCTTGAATGTTGCCGTTGAGCAGGGTCTGAAACGGCGGGAAATCCTCGGTCACAATCCGCACAGTTTGTCCGTAAGCTGCACCAGTAGCAAGGAAGTATGCAAGGATGTATTTAAAAATGTGCTTAATCATGGGGCACCTCAAAACATAGATCAGGTAAGTCAAC